ACATTACAGACCAGAAAATAAAAGACGACATCTATAAAACAGTAGCAGACAAGTCTCCATTTGTTATAGATGAAAATTATAACTCAATCAATTGGAGCATACCATTATGGAATGCGGATGCTCCAAGAACTTTAAGGATTATTAAAGGCGAAGAGGTAGATTTACCAGCACATATACCGAAAGGAGGGAAACCCCAACCAAAAGTGAAGGGTGGAGCGTTGCCTACAAGCAAGATTGATTTTGAAGATATGAACTGGGGAAGTCTTACCGAGCAGATGAAAGCATACAACTCCTCCAAAGGTAAGGATTTGGATTTAGAAGGGTTCGCAAGAATGATAATTGCTGACCCCAGTAAGTTTCAAAAACGAACCCTTCAAAGAGCAAGATTTTATATTAATGTGTTGCTTCCAAAGAAGAAGAAGTAAAATTACCCCCTACCTAATATACTTCTCTGTATGTTTCAATTTCAAAAAGAGTTTTATAGAATGAAAAGAGATTATACAAACATATTCTTTTCTTTTTATAGAGTATATAATGCCGTCGCCCCCAAGTCGTTTGCCGAGCGTAGAAGACCCAAGAAGTTTAGGATTAAGTATTAGAAGCGGAATGCCTCATAGATTACATTTAGGCACAAACATAGAAGGAAGTGGAATGTATGGTGGTAAAATAAAAAAGTTTGATTTTTTTGATGACTTAATAAATCCAATTGGTAAGAAGTTGGGAGAACCATTTAAGAAAAGTGCTGGAGTTAATCCATATGAAATGGGGTTTGCTTTAGGTAGGGATGTTATTGCTCCAGAGTTGATGAAAATTATTCCCCCCAAAGGAAGAAAAAAAGGAAGAGGAGTTCATATGTTAGGAGGTCAAAGAGGAATAAGACCTATGCCTCAAATGGCGACAATGGGTTCTGGTCTATAAATATCTTTTGGAAAATGAAACATACAAAGAAGTATATTACCCCATACCTATTTTAGTATCAAAAACGCTCAAAATTGAAATCTTTTTTTGTAAAAATATAATAAGCATAAAATCAAACATTTTCATAATTTCATAGTAAATCAAAAAAATTGAAATATTTTGCTCCAAGATAATTTAATTTATTAATTTAATAAAATAAAATGACGAACTCTCAAAGTAAGGAAATCAAACCCACAATCGTTCCATTCAAATATTTCCCAACGGAAATCTTTGATATAATCAAAGAATACGCAGTTCCAGACCACATATGTGTAGAATACAAAATAGAGAAACTCAAACCAAAGGTAAGAAAAATTGTAGAGACTTGGAGCAAAAGTAAAGTAGCAGAATTAATAAACAATAGTTGTATATTCAACCCATACCTCAATCCATTAGGATACAAATGCTCCACAAAAAAAGATATGATATACTGGTTATTCACCAGCGACAGACACACAATGTTTCCACAAAGCGATAAATGGTTAGAAGAAAGTTGGGCGGTAGGAGGACATCCAGACTGGGGATGGGATGAAGAAATGACCCACAGAGAATGTTGTCTATTTATGTGTGAAGAAATCCTTGCTGAAATATTTTGATTGAACTAAACCTTGCGGAAATTGCTCTCCGGATTTTACAAATAAATTACTGCCTCTTTTTTGAAATGGGTTTGTTGCTTTTTTATCTTTTAATAAATATTGGACATAACCCTCCAACGCCATTTTTAAAACTTCGTCTGGGGGTGTCTTGTTGGATAAACCACCTTTTATCATTTCTGGAACATCTGGACTTACATAATTCTCCCTATCTTCGTAGTCAGTATATGCTGGTAAAAAATCTTTCAAACCATAACTAACAAGTCCCTTATCTATTTCTTTTTTACTATCTACTGAATGAACTATTGAATGAAGCAATCCTTTTAATCTAAACCAAGCATTCTCTTTTACTTTATCCCTATCCCTATCTTTTGATGGGTCGTAAGGTAATGCTGGGTCAAGATATGGAGCAACATCGCTTGTTATTCTACTTCTCAAAAGTCCAGCAATGTTGCGTTGGTCTGGGGTTGCCCCTCCCTTCATCATTTTGCGTATGCCTTCGCCTATCATTAGGTCTTCTTCCATTCTGTCCAAAATATTGGGACTATGCTCGGTTAAGGGATTGTAGGTCTCGCCTTGTATTTCTATATCTTTGGATGTCTTACTTCCAAATGGGTTAAGAGCAGACACCACATCTCTACCACTTCGCACATCATACTGGTTCTTGTTTTCACTCTTTTCAAATGGTCTGGTTGCTTTATTAACTGTAATGATTTCCTTACTCTTACCACCCAATAATTCACTCTGTAATCCACCTTGCGAATGCCCTATTGTTGATACATTTTTCGCACCATATTTGCTCTCCGCTTTCTTCTGGACTTTTTCTGCTTCCTTATAGCGAGGGGTCATTTTGTATGCCGATTTTCCTCCAACAGCATAAACCAAATTGTTGCCCCAATCCACCAAACCCTCTGTGCCTCTGTGTGCTACGACTGTTTGGTTGTTTTTGGGGTTATGATAAACCTTACTTGTGCTGGTAGATAATCCTTTGTCCAAAACAAAGTCGCCTACATTGGCGTTGCCTTCGTATGAAGCGTTGAGAAGACCCTTCAATTCCTTTGACGATAATGCTCCGCCTTTCAAACCCTCTCCTTCTGTTTCCCAACCACTTGACGAACCACTTGACGAGCGACTTGATGGTTCGCTTTCAATTCTATATTCACTATCATCTGCTTGACCTTCATTAAATAGTGGGTCTTCAAATAAATTGGGAACTTCTTCTTGATTATAAAATAGATAGTGTAAAACCACATCTGTTATGTGTGGGTCTTTTTTATCTCTACTGGGTATATCATTATATACATCATTCGCATCATACGGTTCAGTCCATTGACTTCTCAAAGCACTTTCCAATATTTCCTTAATATATCCAATTGATACATAAAAATTATTTTCATATCTATCTTCTACATATATTCCTCTTCCAAACGCTTCTTTTAAGTATGGTTTTACTAACGCCCATATTGGTCTTTTATTCACTACTACTGGGGGAGGTTTGTCTATTTCACCTTTTTTTGATATTTTAGCATACTTCTCATCATATTTGTATTTTAATTTAACTAATCCATCTTTTTCTAATGCTTGTAATAACTCCAAATATACGGTTTCTATTCCAGTAGCAGTTTCTTCTCCTATCCTAACAAAATTGTTTGCTTCTGGGTCTTCATTTATTAACGCCTCACCAGTATAATCGTCATCTTCTAATGTTTCTGCTACGGCATCTCTTACATCTCCGTCATTATTATCTAATAAAATCCATTCTTGCTCCCCATTTTGTATCATTGATGTTATTTCACTATCGTCCCAACTCCTCCTTTCGCCTTCATATTCGTCATTCAACCACCACACTACATAATCGTCCAAATTATCGCCTTCGTTGCCTAATTTGGTTATAGTCCAATAAATCATATTGACTTTTTCTTTTCCAACAAACTCTTTTGTATATTTTCTCAATTCTTCTGGAAGAGTATGTATTTTCTGTCGCAGTTTAATTTGCCCTTGTTTTTCTTTTTCTGCTGGAGTTAAGTCTTTTTTAAGTGGCGGTGCTTCTGCTAATTGCTCATCTAATTTTTTCATTTTAGTTTCCCAATTAGGGTCATTAATTTTTGGTAATTTTTGGGATGCTTTGAGTGCTTTTGCTTTGGGTGCTTTGGGTGCTTTTGGTGCTTTGGGTGCTTTGGGTGCTTTGGGTGCTTTCTCTTTAAGAGGTTTGCTTCGTTTGCGTCCAGATGCGGTATATCCGTAGGGTGCTTCATCCACTTTCATAGTAATGTTTTCCTTACTGGGAGCAACCACTACCGCCTTCTTCTTTTCTGCTTTTGCTTCCCTTGCTTTCGCCATTCTCGCAACCGCTTTTGCTCTTATATCATCTGCCTCTCTGTTTGCTGATGCGATGTCTTCTTGTCCCATCATTTCTTTCTCCGCCTTTTGCGTCAATGGTTTTGGTTTTGCTTTCTTGGGGGGCATTATATTCTATACAAACAAAATAAAATGCTAAACATTACAATAGACATTCCTTAATTAAATTAGGGGTGGGGTAATATTCTTCTCTGTATGTTTTGATTTTGAAAAGAGTTTTATGATTGAGAATTGGTTGGTGTTGTTTGTTGTTTGGTTAGTTCTATCTCATCAACTTCTACTTCACTTTCTATATCTCTTACAATTTTCAAACAACAACAACTAATCTCCTTACATTTACTTTTATAACAGAGTTTCAAAAGGGCAATTACAAATCCTACCAAACTGGTAATTACAAAACTCCAAAAGACTTCGCTCATCATTTATATACTGGTGAGATTTTTATCATTAAACACCACCGCCGATTTTTACAATAAGAACATCGGTCTCTATAGTATCAATTCCTCCACCAGCGTTATTATTTATATAATAAAATGGATAATATACAGCACTAATAGAACTGTTGTAAAAGCAACCAGAAAGAACTCGGTTTTCACTATCACTCGCTACTGATGCGGTGCTGTCGGTTTTATGAAAATAGCAAGTGGCGTTAGGACAACCACCAAAAAAGTCCGCCTCTGTTGAACCAGAAGTCAATGATGAGGTTGTAGTCAATCCCATTCTTAAATCAGTAACATCAAAAGCACCAGTATCTTCCATATTCATACCCATCCAAAACATATAAGTTCCACCACTTAAAGTGACCCCACCACCAGCGGAATAAGGAGTAACAGAAGACATAACATAAGAAAAAGTTCCACTAGCAACGGCAGTTTGTGATTTGCTTGTTTGAAGAGTTCCACCCAAATATGTTGAAACATTAGTAGTAGATGAATTACTCCAACTCGCATATCCAATATTAAAAGGCACTTTGACCGTCCCAGTTGGTGTTATTTCGTCAGTGGAGGCGTTGCCCAGTGTTACATTTCCGTTGAAAGTAGCATTACCAGTCACCGCTACTGTAGAAGACAAGGTTGTAGCACCAGTAACACCTAAAGCACCTCCAATAGTGGTTGATGCCGTCGCACTGCCTAATGTCGTCAAATTAGTCCCAGTAGTATTAATATTTGTTATTCCAGTTATAGTATGCGTTCCATTACCAATGTTCGTAGTTCCGTCTATGGTAGTTGTTGAACCGCTTGTTCCAATACTTACACCACCGCCATTTCGTCCAATTAAGACAGCACCAGTGGTGGATGCTCCATTTCCAATCCGTATATCTCCACTTCTTGAACCACCATTTCCAATCTCAATCGCACCACTCCTACTGCCTTCACCATACAAAGACACTAATGTTCCTACTGCTGTTCCATTTATAGTATCCGTAATAACCGAAGTTAGTGTTGATGCCCCAGCACTCAAAGCACCAGCAATAGACATTAATGATGCCGTAATTACTGACCCTACCAAACCAAGAGTAGTGCTTGTCCCACCAATATTCATAATTTTTGTTCCAGTTCCAGTGCCGATACTGATTGTCCCAGTTTGTCCGTTTCCAGAGGCAATATTAACCAAGGTTGATGTTGATGTTGTGTCTTGTCGTCCAATATTAATAGTCCCAGTCGTCAATTGGTCTGCTACATTAATACCGACAGAGGGGGAAACTTGTATTGTCGCCCCAGTTATAGTGTTTGTTGCGACCGAAGTGAGAGTTGATGCCCCAGCACTCAAAACACCAGCAATCGCCATTTTTGAAGCATTTATGGTGCTTCCAATCAAATTGAGAGTAGTGTTTAATCCACCAATATTAACATCTTTTGAGGCGGTGTTTCCAGTTGATATATTAACAGTTCCAGAGCAATTACTTCCAGTAAGAATATCTACTTTATTGGTATTTGATACGAATGCTTGGGAGTATCCAATGCTTATTGTTCCAGAACCAGATGTCGTTCCAATACCTATCCCACCAGTAGTAGTATTTCCAATATCTATGCTTCCAGTAGTGATGTTATTACCAATAGTCATAGTAGAACCGACTGCGGTTGCGTTATATGTGTTTGATATAACCGAAGTCAGTGTTGATGCCCCAGCAGACAAAACACCAGCAACCGCCATTTTTGTAGCAGTTATGGTGCTTCCTTTTAAAGCAGTAGTAGTTGCTGTATCATTCCCAATAGTTATGGTTTTTGTTTGAGTTCCATCTTTTCCTATTTGTATTTCACCAGTCCTTAATGCCTCGTTATACAAAGACACTGCTGTTCCCACTGCTGTTCCAGTTATAGTGTTTGTTGTGACCGAAGTGAGAGTTGATGCCCCAGCACTCAAAGTTCCAGCAGTTGATATAGACCCAGCACCTAAAGCACCAGTGACGGTTGCGGAAGTAAGTGTGGATGCCCCATTCAAAGCAATGGTGCTTGATGAACCAATTGTTATGGGAATAGATGAGGTAGTTCCAATAAGAAGTGATGTGACTGGTTGTATCGTCACTGCTGTTCCAGCAATCGTATTTGTTTGAACAGAAGTAAGAGTTGAAGCACCAGCACTCAAAGTTCCAGCAACCGCCATTTTTGTAGCAGTTATGGTGCTTCCTTTTAAAGCAGTAGTAGTTGCTGTATCATTACCAATAGTTATGGTTTTTGTTGATGTTCCATCCTTTCCTATTTGTATTTCACCAGTTCTCGCCACTTCGTTATACAAAGACACTGATGTTCCAACTGCCGTTCCTTGAATAGTGTTTGTTGTTAATGTTGTAGGAGCAAATGTTCCAGCGGTAAGAGTTCCCACTACATCAAGGTTTGATATTGTTTCGTCTCCTTGACCTATTGGAAATCTTAAATATCTCGTATCTGCTTCTGCTATTGTTAAACCATCTGTAAGGGAAGAAGTAAATACTGTAGAATTAAATGTTGGTAAGGTTTCTGTGGGTGGTGGGTAAGTCGCCATAATATATATATACTGTATATATTATTAATTAGGTTTTTTCTTATGCTAATCTTGTCCATCTCAAGGTGCTTATATTAGTTCCAACACCACCTAAACCAGCAGTAATATCTATGTTAAGATACACAGTAGTAGCAGTAGAAAAAGAAAATATAGATGATACTGCTAATTGTGCGAAAGCACCAGTTGCTACGCCTTGTGTGCGACTATCAATCATTACAGCAGAGGTAGTATTTAAACACATTCTTCGTCCGCCCCCAGTTGCTCCACTGAAAACAAAACACCCTTCAACCATCCAAACACCAGCAGTAATAGACCCAGTATTCATTACTTCAAAAGTTCCAGCAATTGCCGATGTAAAAGTGTTATTAGTTGATGATGTTTGGTATCCTATATTAGTTGCTCCAATAGCAGATGGTATATATGCTGGGGCAATAGGGCGATTTACTGTAAGTGTAGTAGTTCCGCCAGTAGTTCCTCCAATAGTGATTGACCCAGCAGTCATCGCTTGTCCCAAATTAAGTGTTCCAGTAGTGAGGTTAGGATTTATTGCGACAGTGAAACCTCTAATAAATGTATCTCCAGAAGTAGCAGTTACATTACCAATAGTAATGGATTTATTACCAGTTCCATTGCCGATATTGATTGCTGTTGTTGAACTGTTTGCCGTCCCAATCTCTATCGTTCCGCTCGTCATACCAGTTCCCATATTGACTGCTCCACTACTGGAAGCAGTAGTTTTTAAGTTTAATGTTCCGCCAGTTGAAGTTTCAATACTATTAGTAGCACAATTCCCTCTACCAACTCTTATAGTGGTTGAACCAATATCAACACTTCCAAATGACCCAGTTTGATTACCTATTGTGATAGGTAATGATGAAGTAGTATTTCCATTGCCTATATTGATTGCTCCAGTGTTTAATGTTCCAGTTCCAATATTAATGGTTGTTGTTGATGCTGTTCCTCCGCTTTGTCCAATATCAATATTTCCGCCAGTCTTGTTGCTTCCTATATTTATTGCGGAAGCACTACCGTTTGATAGTGTTAATATTCCAGTATTAGTAATAAGTGTAGTTTGACCACCACTTCCAGAGATATTTATTGTTCCTCCGTTTATAGTTGTAGTATTAGCAGATGCGAGACCATTGATAGTGATTGTTTTTCCAGTTCCAGTAGTTCCAGTGCCGATTTGTATTGCTCCAGTTCTCCCAGCAAGAGTTCCTATAGCGAGTGTTCCAGCAACATCATCAATCGTATCAATAATACTCGTTGTTAGAACTTCTCCAGTAACTGTTAAATCACCAGAAATGGTTTCACCTCCTTGTGATATAGGGAACTTCAAATATCTCGCATCTGCTTCTGCTATTGTTAAAGCATCCAAAAGAGGGGCAGTAAATACTGTAGAATTAAAGGTTGGTAAGGTTTCTGTGGGTGGTGGATAAGTCGCCATAATATATATATACTATGTATATTATTTTTATCTTCCTACTTTAAGTTGGTGATATTCGGTAGGTTTTTTCTTACTATAATTAAGTGTATTAAATACAGATTTTGCTCTTACTAATAAAGGAGGAGGAGGGAGAGTTTCTATAACTACTTCTTCGGTAGGGATTTCAATGGTAAGTGGGGTGTCCAAAATAGGTTCTTCTGTAGGGGTTTCCTCTACAACTATACTCACCTCTTCTATGGGGTGAAACAAACGGTTGCTTTTAATATGTCCTTCTTCTCCGCAAAGGGAGCATCGTCTTACAGTGGGGGTAGTCTCTTCCATTATATAAATAGCATTAGACAATTATTTAGAAATTATACCAAAATTATTATATCACAATACAATATACCTAAATGCCTCCTCGCAAGAAGAAAGAACCAGAAGACGAAAATAACGGAAAGATTGTGAATATGTATGAGCGTATTCCAAAAGACCTATTAGACAAAGCAGAAAACCCTAACTACAATCTCCATAAACTCAAAGTCCCCTTCCGTATGGTGGTGGTCGCTCCTTCTGGGAGCGGAAAGACTAATTTTGTAGTCAATCTTGTTGGACTGTTTAGCAAGGGCAAAGGCACTTTTGCCGACATTACTATTATTACCAGAAACAAAGACGAACCCCTTTACAAATGGTTAGGACAAAAGAGCGACAGTATCCAAATCAAGGAGGGTCTGGAAAACACTCCTCAATTAGACAAGTTTGATAAAGAAGAAAACCACTTGGTAATTTTTGACGATTTGGTTTTGGCGAAAGATTTGTCCAAAGTAGAGAATTACTATATAAGAGCAAGAAAACTTAACTGTAGTGTGATTTTCCTTTCTCAATCCTATTTCCGCATTCCAAAAATAATTAGAACTAACTGCTCCTACTTGGTGTTGCTAAAATTGAGCGGACACAGAGAAATCAATATGATTTTGAGCGAAGGTGGTTTGGGGGTGGATAAAGAAGACCTACTCAAAATCTACGAATATGCTACCAGCGAGAAGTTTAGTCCATTAATTATTGACTATGAAGAAGAAATCCACAACCGATACAGAAAGGGTTTGCTGGAGATTATTGACCCCAATAGATTTGCGAATACAAGGGCAATGAGAACACAAAATACAATGGAGAATAGTGAATAAGATTAGTCTATGGGTAATTTTCTTCTCTGTATATTGTAATGTTGAAAAGTCTTCAAGAACCAAATACTCTCTATGAAAGTTTCATTCCTCCAAAAATAGATAGGTCGTCTGTGGAAGAGCAAATCAAGTTTCAAAATAAGGTAGTAGGGGTTTGCTTACTCGTATTGTTGGTTGGGGCAATCGCATTATTATGTTTGATTATATTATAGATGCCTATTATATTAAACCCAAAATTGTATGAGGCAGTAAAGAAAGTTGTCTATAAACAATATCCAAAACACTCGGCATATCGTAGCGGTCAGTTGGTTAAGAAATACAAAGAAGAAGGAGGGGAATACGGTGGCGAAAAACCAGAAGGCGGTCTTACCTCTTGGTTTAAGGAAGAATGGAAGGATATTGGTGGTAAGGAATACCCAGTGTATCGTCCTACCAAAAGAGTTAGTAAGGATACCCCCTTGACTGCCGACGAAATAGACCCTCAACAAGCGAAAAAACAGATTGCCTTGAAACAAAAAATCAAGGGTGACGCTAATCTGCCTCCGTTCATCAAGGGCGACGGTTTAAGCGATTTCAGCAATATTAAGACAGTTCAACGCAAGGCGAATGAGTATGATGTGGGTAAGGTTTTCCCTTCATCAAAGAAAGACAAAAAATATATGGTAGAAGACCCAGACGGCAAGATGATACACTTTGGTCAGTCTAAAATGGAGGACTTCACTTACCATAAGGACACCAAAAGACAAAAAGCGTTCCTTAACCGCAATCGCAAATGGAAAGATTTTCCAAAATATAGTCCAGCATTTCTGGCGTATCATCTTCTTTGGTGAAACAAAATTAGTGGTGGGGTAATATACTTCTTTGTATGTTTTTGTTTTATAAACTATTTTACAAAACAAAATATTAGATTACAATCCAATACTCGCCATCTCCATCAACACTTCATTCACTTCTCGGCGAGGAATGCGTCCGTCCTTGGCGAACTTCAAAAGCGTCAGTTTGAACTTCTTACATAAATCCTTGTTATCATTACCAGCGAGGATTTGCCCTCTCATCTTCTCAAACTCATCCATTTCCTTTGTTTCCACATCCTTGTCTGGCGAGGGGATTTGTGCGTCCATTTTTGCGGATTTTTGAATGTTATACAAATACCTTCTATCGTCTTGTGATAAGGAATTGATGTCTTCAAAATTAGGCATTGCCCCACCAGCAATCTTACTCAAAACATTCTGGACTTCCTTACCAATACGCCTCGCTGGGATTTTATGGATACAAGCACCGCTATCAAATCGTATTACACACTGTCCGTCCTTTAACTTTTGCTTATCAATCATATAACGCCCAAACTTGGCGAAGCGTTCAGTCTGGGGAATACCTCCACTCGCCTTGGTCGCACTTTTCTTCAAACCACAACCCTTGATACCAGAACCAGTAACTCCTCCAAGGACATTATTTAATTCTTCTATTTTTTCTGGGTTAGCATCAAAATATGCTACAAACTGTTGGTGTGTTTTGCCTTTGAGTTCTGGGATTGTTTGTCCGTCAAGGTATCTCACAATATCCCTTCGTCTATCTATTTGCCCTTGTGATAAACTTTCTTGTGCTAACTGTCGTCTTAATTCGCTTACAATTAGTTTTCGTATCTTCCCCCAATCTGCCTTGGGAATATTACTCAAATCCTCTTCTATGGGAAAGGGTATTCCTTCTATTTGGGTTTCAAAATCGCCAGTCGCATCTGGGTCTGCCTTTGCTCTGTTTGATTTTTTGGTTTGCTGGGTTTCAATAACACTCTCCGCAATCGCCTCTGGTGTAGCACTCAACCCACCAGTAGCAAGAACGCTTTGCTGGAACTTCTCAAAAAAGTCTTTGAATATATCGTAAGTAAAACCAAACTTGAAACGCTTACTTGCTTCACTACTAAATGCTCCAAACTGCGTAAGTAGAAACTGTTTGTCTGGTAAGGTAAGTCTGGTAGCAATCTCATTCGCAGAACCCAAATCAGTAATTTTACCTAACTCATCCCTTAATATTTGGGTTAAACGACCCTCGTCAGCAACCTTCTCCGTAATGGAGCGATTGTCCTCTAATTGTGCTGGTTGAGCAGTTTCCTTAAAAAGTTGGTTTGCTTGATAGTTCTTACTATCGTTCGCAATCTGTTTTCTCAAACTCCCTAAATACTGTCTTTTAAACTCTTGAGCGGTTATTCTCGGTGCGGACATTATATACTTACCAGCAGATAAAAATTATTCAAAAATAAGTTTTATCCAAATATTACAAAACAAAATTATTCTGCCTCTAACTCTGGTTCTTCATTCGGTTTCACAAACTCCTTCAACCCCCAGAACCCTTTTTTGTTGCTATACTCTCCCTTGATGCGACCCATCGCCTTCAACTCCTTATTCACTTTTTGCGAACTTGTCCCAGCAAATCCATTATTTGCTAAAACTCCCTTGATTTTCTCGGCACTACAAAACCACTCGCCCTCCCCCTTGCCTTTCCTTACCGTTGGCGTTCCCTCAAATATAAAGCAATCCAAAAGACCTTTCCTCAACTCCGTAGTCCCCTCTTCGTTTTCATTCTCCTTATCTTCCTCCGCCTTCGCTAATTCAATCGGTTTCACAAATGCTTCATACAAAATCATAATGAAGGCATTCGCCCACTCCTCGCTCCTTGCCTTGTCCTTAATGGTTGGGTCTGCTGGTAAATACAGTTTCAACAAAAACTCTGGTTCGCCGTCCTTCTTGCGTTTGTCTATTTCTGCTTGGGATTTGAATTGAATACTACTGCTAAACTGATAGGCGGTTTCCAAACAATCTGGACTGCTAAATGGGGGCAAGTCATTACACATAAGCATCGCCCTTGCTTGAATACAAAACTCCACTGGGTCTTGATACAAACCTCTTGCTTTATGACTGTCGCCTCCACTACACAAGCGTTTGAAAATCTCACCATTAAGTTTGACGGCATTTCCACTACTGTTTTCTGGGACTTCTTGTGAAACCGCCAACCTCGCAAACTGTAGAGGCAAAATCCAATAGTTCTCCTTCTCTACATCACCAGAGGAGCGTTGTTTCATCAACAAATTAGCGGACTGGATAGTTGTGTAGTATGACCCAATCGCATTCTTACCAAGCACCTCAAAAACACCCTTACCACAATTTCGGTTGCCCATATAGGTCGCCCAGTTTTTATCTTCTACACATCCAGCAACACCTCTCGCCAAAAACCGCATTGCCGTATCATACTTGGTGTTGAATAAATGTTTCAACAAATCCTTTTCTATGGTTTCCATTGTTGTTTTGTTGGGGGTAAGAAAATACTTACCAAAAGACCGATGTATAATAACTGGCGTATAAATCTCTATCTTCTGCTGTTTCAACTCCTCCCAAGTCTTAAACCACCGCTCCTTGAAATCCAAAACACCGTCGGTGAAGCATAGGCGATACTTCGTTGTGCTGTGGAACTTCTTATACAATTCTGGGTCTTCGTTTTCCTCTTTCACTTTATCCATCAACGCCCTCGTCAATGCTCTTGCTCCTCCTTCCATTTTTGAATGAGGCAGTCTATCCCCTTTTTTGCTTACCCTATACAAATCACATTTCATAAAATAACAAAAGCAAGACGACGCAACATTCTTCTCACCAACCACCCAAACATTTCCCTTCTTCATAAAATACTGACCCTCATAGTATTTCACAAACTTCTTCACATCTCCCCAGATTTTCCCAATCGCATCATCATCATCTAATATTTCGCCCTTATAGTAAGTTTCCTCTATCTCTTCACTCTCAATAATAGCAGACAAAGGCGACACTTGCTCCGTCTTGCGACGCTCAATCACATTATCCAAAACACCATCCAGTCCCTTGACTACAAACTCCACATTCTTGAAACCAGTCTTGGTGCGAACATATTGGTTCATTTCTTTCAAACTACATTCAAAGTTGATTTCTGGTGCTGGGGGCGGTATGGTAAATCCGTCATATCCCCAATCCACTATGCCTTTGGGAATGACCTTTGCTTCTATCAAATACTTATACGCCTTGTAAGTAATTTCATTCTCAATCACTCCACAGAAATACGACATCACTCGGTTCTTCCTACTCCAAAGTATAGTGCTATACTCCGCATTTTCTTCGTTTGAGGGCAACGGAATATCCTTACACAAAATATTTTGTAGATTTTCATTATGTAAATAAACCAAATCAATAATGTTCTTCGTTTTATTGTAAAAAGCGGAGTAGTAGGGGTGAGGTTGGGTGGTATTACGCAACGCCTTCGGTCTGCGGATTTCCACATCCTTACCTTCCAAGTTGCGTTTCTTCCCTTGTTCTATATCTTTCGCCCAAGCACTAAATCCCCCACCATAGATGGTCTTGTTAAACAACCATTTTATATCTCCCTTCTCCAAAGGTTCTTCCTCCTCTACACTATGGTATTTAATTAAGGTGTCGCACACACCATCAAAATTATTGATTACATCTTTGTATGCTTTCATATCCTCCCCATTCTTCTCCCCCAATTCGCTCAAAATGGTCATATGTCCTTTCCGTTGGTCAATATCTATCCAATTTTGATATTTATAAATTGTATTCTTAATCACTCTCGGCATTGCGATTAAAGCGGAGTAGTAGCGTCTAAATAGCGGATTAGCAGTCGGCATTTCACCTTGCTCGTTGGCGACCATTTCGTCCGTAGTCCAACCATTCTTGTATTTATATTTCTTGGGGATTTCGGCATATCTGCGTCCCAAATTGCCCTTCCTTGCCTTCAAAACAAACCTTAATTGATTGTTGGTGATACGCTCTACCAGTTTTCCAAACTCCACCCTACTCTCCGTAGCAACTACTTCATTTCCATACTCATCTTTGGTTCGGTCATCCAAAATAAGTTTCGCCAATTGTAAGTCTATATGTTCCATCATTTCGCCTTCTATCAGCGTATATTTCTGTGTTGATAAAGCAGTGGTGTTTATTTTCCAATCTTCAATGAACTTCATATTGTATTCTTACTATAATAGGAAGCGATGTGTTTAAGTATGTTTCATAAGATATTATATTATATATTCTCTATTTTGGGAGTAGGGTTCGCCGTTTCCTTGTCGGTCATTTCCGCCAAAAACTTACATAAATGCTCCTTCAATTCTGGGTGGGATTGTATGATGGGTTTGAACTCCAACCAGCATTTCAATACATCTCCAGACGCACACCCCCAGTCATTATAAAAAGCATCGGTAAGGATTTCTGGGTATTTCATTCGGTAGTGCCTCGTTCGCTCCATCTCATTCAAATATTCCTTGTTCTTATGGTGGTATTCCCTCTGGTAAGCATTTCGGTCTAACTGGACTTCACCTTTATTCTTCATCTGTTTCGGTGGTTTCTTTGCTAATAACATTTTACATTATATAGTGTTTAACATTTAAGTAGTTTTAATATAAGTATATATTATCCAAACTGAATACCCCCCCAATTTTCTACCAGATTTTTGGGGGAATTGACCCTTCCACAGAAGTATCCATACAAAATAAATATTTTATTTTGAGTGTTTTTTTAATTCTCTATAGGACTGTTGGGAGTTGCGTTTTGGGGGAGGGAGTTGGAGATAATTGGGGGAGGTAGTTTTGGGATTATATGGAGTAGTATATAATACTACTTTTCTACTCCAAAAATTAGATTATATATATAATATATTATAAGAACCCTTATAGGACATATCCTTAAAAGCACTTGAAAGTGCTACTATAGGAATATAGGCAACCCTACTATTTTGTATTACCCTTTTTTCTTTTCTCCACATAAAATATAATGCGAAAAGTAATGTCGTCGCCAATAGCACTCGGTAAAGATGTAGATGGTGGTTTGGTTTTACAAGGTTTTTCTCCCAGAACGCAGACTGGTCGCCTCCCAATGGACAAGTATGTAAGCAAACCCTTCTTTTTTGGAGGGTCAAATGTGCGACAATATTATTCAACAAAATAAATAGTTTAGCAATTTATTTTATACTATCTATAGTATATAGTATGAGAACATTAGTGCTTAACCAAACCAACATTGTTAGTGGGTCAAACAACTCTACACTTATTTATAATTTTCCATCATCTGTAGATTTAACTGGTTGCGAAATAGCGATTTCCAATCTTACGATGTTTTACAGTTGGGACAACATCAACGCAACAACATTGAATAACAATGTATTTACTTACCAGTGGGACGAAGGTGGTGTCCTCACTACTTATACAGTAACCATCCCCAATGGTTTGTATGAGATTGCTGATATTAATGCTTACCTACAATTTACTTTCATAGCAAACGGACACTATTTAGTAAATAGCACTGGAGACAATGTTTATTTTGCTGAAATGACGGTAAATCCTACCGCCTACGCAATTCAAGTAAATACTTTCAATGTGCCGATTGCCCTCCCTGCTGGATTTACTAACCCTGCTGGTTTGGTTTTCCCTCTTGTTACCTTTAACCCAGATTTAGTTTTCCCAGCAAACTTTAACGCAATCATAGGATTTGCCGTCAATTTTTCTACTGGTTTGAACACTGGTGTAGGAACAGATTTGTCTTTCCTTTCCACAGTTGCTCCCCAAGTCCAACCGAACGCATCGCTTTTGATTGCTCTTTCTGGTATTGATAACAAGTATGCTAATCCTTCCTCCATTATTTACTCGGTTGCTCCTAATGTCGCTTTGGGTGAATTGATAGTTGAGAAACCCCCAGAGTTTAATTTCAATCGGTTATTGAGCGGTCAATACAACCAGTTGCGTCTTCAGTTGCTGGGTGCTAATTTTGCTCCCATTGTTATTAGAGACCCCAATATGACGATTATTTTGGTTATCAAAGACCAAGATGATTTGTATAGCGATGGTGGTGCTGGTAATGGGTCATCTACCCAGCAATCACAGATAAGAAGTGGGGCGAAACTTTCTGGTCAAGGAATTAGTGGGGTGGGTCGTAGGTTTTAGGCGGAATAATAATTTCTTTGCTTAATTATATAATGTCTATTGGAGGAGAATTGACGGAGCAAAACCTTACTCGCCACTATGAGGATTTTAGCAAAGAGGCGAACCGATTGATGGGGGAATTGAAAAACTCAAAAGAGCATAATGAAGAGCGAGAAATCCAGAAGCAGTTGGGTATTGTCCAGACGATTAGCACAAACATAATCAAACTGCGAAATATGAAGAAAAAGGCAAAAGACAAATTATAAAATGTTGGGTAAGTATATAATGGTGAATAAAATATTTAGACCACATACAATTCAAGGTAGAGTAGTCACTAACAAGATGAAAGGCAGTGGTATGGGAAGTGTTCTTTTAGGCACTACTGGGGTAGGGAGTTCCTATACATCTATGGATGACTATTTGAGAACGACCCAGAAAGGAAAATCTATGGGACTTGGTTTAGGCGGAGCAATTCAGCGAAAACTGGAAAGTTTGGCGGTAAAACCAGCAGAACAGAAATACGCCAAGAGAAAGAAAAATATACAGTTTGACCTATAATGTTTAGCAAAAAAGAGTAATTACGCCAATTTATTATCTTGGCGTAATTTATATAATGTCTGGCGATACTCTTACCTACGACTTGTCTTCTATGAGTGAAGGAACTCCGTCCGTCTTTGTTAAAAAGGATTGGTTAAATATTCTTGATAACCAAAACGGTCAGTATCAAGGAAATCAGTCCGTTATTGATACCTCCCAGTTGGCGAACTCCAACAAATATATGAATTATAGGGAGGCGTATTTAGCAGTTCCTATGGTTATGACCGCTACAACTTCTGTTGCTGGAACTTTTTTGGTTGCCCCCCAAACTGCTACAACCTCTGCCGATTTGGTTTTAGGTTTGAGAAATTGGTTTGGTTCTATTATTCACTCATTTACTCTTGATTTCAACGGCACTACTATAGTTCAGCAAACTCCTTATTGCTCTATGTATAACTGCTTCAAACTGATGACTACGCTCTCAATGTCGGATATAGATATTAACGGTGCTGATATGGGTTTTTACCCAGATAATCCTTTATCTTTTGGATTTCAATGTTCTGTTAATTCGCCCACTGTTCCCACTACTTCTGTTCAAGGAACTACTGTTGGTCTTGGAACGACTAACAATACGATTGTTGGTGCTTTTCAACCAGTTACTGGTGTTTTCCAACAGTTTTCTGCTTTCAACGAAGGTCTATTAGCAAGACAAAGATACATTGCTTTTGACCCTGATGGTGCTGGTGGTGGATTAAATACTGCTGGTGTTTCTACAGTCACTGCTCGTCCCTACACCCAGTTGATTTCAACTACTGCCCTCAATCAGCAATATAAGGGATACATCAATGCTCATACTGCTCAATTACTTCAGTATTCTATTATGGCGACTATTCACTTGAAGCATATTCACAACTTTTTCCAGAATGTGCCTTTGTTGAAGGGTGTGTTTATGAAGATGACCCTTAATTTGAACCAGACTTCCATTGCTATCACTTCATCTGCTGGTGCTACTCCTTCTTGGAACGGAACTGCTGTCGTTGCTTCTGGTTCAAGTTTAATAGTTAATAGTGCTTTAGGTGGTGTCTCGCCGATTATGATTACCAGTTCCCAAGGTCAAGCAGGGATGGTATTAAATACTGCTGGAACTTCTACGATATCCATTGCCGTTGGTAATAAACCAGTTCTAACCACCCAATCATCTAATATTTCCGCTGTTTTGCCTCCTTCTATTCAGTTGTATGTCCCAGCATACACTTTCAATCCCCAGTATGAAGATGCTTACCTTTCTTCGCCAGTTAAGAAGATTGTCTATACCGACATCTACCAGTATCAGTTCAATGTTGCCCAGAGTGGTAACTTTAACCAACTTATTACAAACGGTATTGCGAACATCAAGAGTGTGCTATTAATTCCTTACTTCACTGCGGAAGAGAATTGCGGTCTTAACCCTTACCAGTCTCCCTTTGATTGTGCTGGTGCTGGTTCAACCTCTCCCCTTTGTTTGATTACCAATTTCAATGTTGTCGTCGCTGGTCAAAATATGATTTACAATACACAGCAAAGGTCGTATGAGCAGTTCTTACACCAGTTGAGAGGAGCAAACTCCGTCAATGCTGACTTAACTGATGGTCTCACAAGTGGTTTGATTAACAAACTTGGTTTTGAACAAAAACAGTGCTTCTATTATGTAGATTGCTCTCGTATGCTTCCAGTGGAGGAGGCAGTTCCCAAGTCGGTCAGTGTTATCGGCACATCCAGTTCCCTCCGCTCTCTTCAGTGCTTTGTCTTCATTGAATACGGAGTTGAGGTCTCGGTTGATGTATTGACTGGTGCGAGAGTGTAAGAAAATTACACTACCACTAAAATACTTCTTTGTATAATTCTAAATCTAAAGGTTTAGAAATAGTCATCTTATTCATTTTATTATCTTGATAGATAATATAATGGAAAGAGTTAGAATACAAGCATCCCCCAAGCAACTTTCAAGGTTGCGAAACGGTCATAGAGTAAGTGTGAAACCAGCGATGGAAGGGTCTGGTGTCTGTTTGGTTATTGACCCCAGTAAATATAGAGATGTCTCCAAGACATTCGCCAAAGGTAAGGGAAAGATGGTTCAGTTATCCCCAGAGGAAATAATGGCGAACCGAGAAATTGAAGGCGAGGGTATTTTTGATACTATTAAGAAAGGGTTAAAATCAATCGCCAAATCCAAGATAGGGAAAAGTTTAGGCAAAAGTGCCGTTGATATTGCTGTGGGAAGTGCTGGAAAGTTTGTCCCTCCCAGTGTCGCCAAAGCACTTGGTAATGAAGCAAAGAAACAGATTGACGGTTATGGTATTTTGGATGATATTAAAAAGGTAGTAAAAAAGGTCGCCAAATCCAAGATAGGAAAGAGTTTAGGCAAAAGTGCCGTTGATGTAGCGGTAGGCAGTGCTGGAAAGTTTCTTCCTCCCAGTATCGCCAAAGAACTTGGTAAGGAAGCAAAGAAACAAATTGACGGATACGGAATGGGTTGTCCTCATTGTGGTATGGAAGGAAGCGGTTTGTATGCTGGAAGTGGTTTGTATGCTGGAGCAAGGTCAAGAGGTATGGGCGTAATGGGACGAGGTGCTTTGATGGGTGTCCATAATTCGCACCTACCCCCAGCACTTCAATCCCAGAACAGTTCCTCTAATTTTTCCTTCCGCAATCAATTGCCCCCAGCACTCGCCAGTATGAAATAATTATTATCTTTATTTAGAATATACGAATGCTGACCGACGCAGATTTAAGAACATTGGCGAGTAAGATGAGTGTTCCCTTGGAGTTTATTGGTTTCAAAGACGACTTGCCGAAGCGAGTGAAATCCAATAAGGCATATGTGATTAATTTAGAGAATGAGGAGAATATTGACGGCGAGGACAACCAAGGTTCGCACTGGACTTGCTTTTATGTGAGCGAATATCCCAACAGCAAAGTGGAGGCGATATATTTTGACCCTTTTGGATTTCCTCCGCCAGAGATTGTAAAAAAGGTAGTGAAGGATACATACGGTATTTCCTTACCGCATACAAAGACGGACATTCAGTCGCTGATGAGTAATGCTTGTGGTTGGTATTGTATGGCGTTTCTTCATTTCATTACGGCAAACCCTTTACGCTCCAAGAGTTTGTATGATGATGTAGCGACATTTATGGATATGTTTTTGGACTTGAATGAGAAGACGGATTGGAAGCGAAATGAGTGGATGTTGAAGCAGTTTTTCCAAGCAAAAGACCCAGCGTTGAGAAAACCGATAGATGTATTTACAGAACAAAAATATGAACCAACGACAAATGATAGTAGAGCATCGCCAATTGGTATAGAAGTTGATGTAAAATATGTTTAGTAAGTATATAAATGGATTTTTTTGGATTAATCAATCGCCCCAAACCGCCAAAAGAAAATGAGGATTTCACAAAGAAAAAAAACCCCAACTACAAGAATGTAAATGCGAGTGGGGGTATGTTAATAGTTGAGTTTAATTAAATTAATTTATATCAAAATACAAAGTTATATATACAATTTTTTATTTTGTTTAAGGATAGTCGCCCAAATGACCTATATGGTTGTCGTCTAACCATTTTGTAATATTCGCCCTACATATAGGACACCGTTTCTTTTCGCCTTCATTTTTGTCGTATAGTTCCAACCAGCAAGGCACACAGCAATAGTGAGGACATTTGCTTTTGTGTTCGTTGCTATTGCGGATACCGTCTCTTTGTTTTTGGGGAGTGTATGCTTCCAAGCATATAGGGCAATTATCGTCTGTCTCATTGGGAGGGAAATCCTTACTCCCAGTATATTCTTCTTCTACGCTTTCTGCGTCGCTTTCTTCTTCTGCTTCGTCCATCGTCGCAACATACTCGTTATACTTATCTTTTTGTTCTCGCCAGAAATCCACACCTTCACTCAACACATAGAAATACGCAAAGTTTTGAAATACCTTTTCATAGGTAAGATTACCAATCCCATACTTCCAATGCTCACCAATTATTTCATCACTCCAATTATTTATAGCGTTTATCATTCCAATTATCACAAAGGCATCCGCTGGGTCTTCATTATTAGTCCCATACACATATTCGTTCCATTCTTCCTCAAAACTAAAATGGTTGCTATTGACTGCTTCAAACATAAAAGTATCGTTCCACCAATCTTCATCTTCTTGCTCCCACTCCGTAGGACGCATTACATTATAAGCATTTCGCATATAGATGGTGCGAATATACTCTTTCATTTCATTAAGTCTGGTTTCTACTTGTGAGTTCGCCATTTTATTTATTTATTGCGTATAATTTTATTGGTGAGATTTATTTCAATTTTATTTCTTAATTTATAGTTTTTGTAATTACTTAAAATCCAAAAGAAGTGTTCAATTTTATGGGAGGTCAAGATTATATTCTGTTTTCATTCGTTTTTTAAAGACGGCAAGAGGTCGCCAAGTTTTTTCACACAATTCCTTTAAATGCTCCCAATCATTTATAAATCCCTCTTCGGTAAGATAATCACTACCATACCCAGTCTTCTTCTTATGACCCCAGTTTTCAATGTCTTTGAGACATAGTTCTATTTGCCGTTCGTCTTGTCTGGTAGTGAGACATTTCTCATAGGTCGGTTTTTTGGGTCGGTGTCTCAACGGACAAGCGAACTTATGGTGTTCGTAAATATTGGCGAGAAGCATTACCTTACCACATTCGCATTCAACATCTTGGTGGCGATACTCGCCAAGATACTCCGCCTTTTCCTTACGCAGTTCCTTATCCCTATCATTACAGCATTCGTCGTAGCATTCCTCAATCGTCTCCAATATTCTTTTGGCGAAAGGACATTGCTCCAAGTCGTATTCTTTTTCAATACGCTTTCGTAAGTTAGTTAGTTTTGCTTTGTTAAATACAGACATTACAGAGAAGTAAATTACCTATAGATTAATTTGGTTTATTTATTTCAATTTTATTTATTTCAATTTTATGGGATGAAAAAAAGGGGTTTCCCCCCATTTTCATTTTATTTAATTAAGATTTAAAAGTTATACAACATATACAATATACAATGGGTTATACGAAAGAATATGTAATTGGATTTTGTGAGTTTATATTTGCTTTATTTGGTGTTTTTATTATAACGCATTATTTAACCCATAATGGTTGGGGGTCTTGTCGCCATTTGCGAGGATTGGGCGATAATGTTGGTTAATTTGATGCGTCTATTGAGATAGTATATGCGAGGTGTTTGAGGTGTGCTGGTTTTGTGTCCTTGTCGGCGTAGAAGGCAAACCTTACCATTCTGCCGTTAATCTTTTTGTCTGCCCATCTGCTTCCCATAAAACCGCAGTTCCAACTTTTTCCGTCTGCCTTGTGCTTACCACACCCTAACCACTCCCTTATTTCTTGTTTTGTCTTTGGTGTATCAAACCATTTTTGTATGTCTCTTGCTTGTTCTGCTCCTACCATTCCAGCATCAAGGGTCGCTGGGTTAAGCATTACGAGAGTATGCCCTCTTATCATTTGTTCTGGGTTTGCGTTGAGGAGTTTTAAGTAGGTCTCCAATTCCTTTCTGCGTTTTTCAATTTCTACATCACCCCCTTCTCGCATAAAGAGGGGCAACTCGCTACTTACCTTCATATCTAAATTATTTCTCTGGGTTGTTGAACCCCTAATGGCGGTGTCGGTTATTTCAGCAATTTTTTTGAACTCCTCTGCTGGGACAGAGGGAACATTTGGTGCGATTTTGGGAGTAGTGTTCATTTCTGTAGTATTATCTTTTTGATTTGTATTTTCAGTATTTTCAGTGTTCAATTTTATGGGATTTTTGTCTTCCACTTTTGCCTCCACTTTTATTTCAATTTTATGACTTTTTTGTTCTATTTTCTCACACATCTTTACAAACATATCTCTGTATTCCTCACAGCACATCTCTGCTATTTCATTTATCGTCATTTTTGGTATTTCCTCCTCATCATCATAGTCTCTATCTATTCCGCAACTCCACAATGCGAAATAACTGCTGGTGTTAATTCCAGTATTGAATATCGGCATATATCCTCCGTCGCAATCTACTAACATACATATACTATATTCCCACTTTCTGTCGGTAGGGTTATCCAAACCAAACCTCATACAATTCATAGGTTCTTCTTCATTGCCTTCCATATATTTATCCATTCTTGCCTTCATCTTGGAGGGGATTTTGTCGGCGAGATATTCATCAAACGCCTCTTTATCAATACAGCAATCTCTTACAAATCTGCTGTCGTTCATCATTTCGGTGTTGCTGTTGGCGGTCGTCATTTTAATATTTTATGCGTTTAATTTATTGCTGGAAATCTATTTCAATTTTTTTTTGAATTATAATTAAATTGAAATCACTACGAAATTGTAATTTGGTATTTTATGCTTACTTTTATTTTACAATAAAAGTTTTCAATTTTATGAGTTTTTTGTATTTAATAATAAAAATATATATGTAAATAAAATATTTCAATTTTTTTGTTTTATTAGAAAAAATGAAAAAAAGGGGAATATCCCCCTATTTATTAAATTAATTAAATTATACAAAATATACAAAATATACAAAATATATTATAGGAACTTAACAGCATCGTAATATTTTTTTTGCTTCTCTGCGTCCCAATCGTTCAGTTCAAACCATCTATCTGTTCCAGCATACAGAACAATCCAACTTATCATATCTTTTTTGGTAGTAGCGTCATAGTTTTTGTGATACGATAGTTTTCTTGCGTCAAACTCATCTGCTATTTGTTTTTTAGTCATTTTACCATATATATACTCAATCAAATCAACAAAGTCTTGTTCTGTTCTATTTTCGCACTTGATAGTTTTTCCATCTTCCAACAAGTTATTTACACAACCCATACAATACATCAAGTCCTCTTCCAACTCAACGACATACTTATCTGTGCGTATATCAAACTTAACAAAACAACCATCATCACAACCAACTCCCTCACAAGTTTTAAAGGGCATATCGTAGTAAGGGTGTCCCAACCCCTTTTCTCCCCTCTCGTAGCAAGGAAGTCTTTGTTTTTTACATCTTTTACATCTTAAATCTTTTTCCAAATTATACGCCTCCATATCGTTGTAGTCAGTCCATTCGTTAAAATTATCAACATATATAGGGTCATCGCTGAAACATTTAGCACTATTATCTCGGCAATCACATCTCCAACCAAGTCCCTTCGCTACTTTAATATCTGCTTCATAGCACTTGATTTGGTATTCTGTTTGTTTCTTCCATCGTTCAAGTTGGTGTAATTGATGAGCGATATTACTTTCCAAACTCTCAACCCTTTCACTATCCCTTTTTGGGTCATTCATTTGCTTTACTGGGTTTGCGATTTTAGACATTTTAGACATTTTCGTTAAGTTAATTGCTTTGGCGGTTGGTTTTATTTAATTTTATACCTTTATTATTTTGGAATTAAAATATTTCAATTTTTTTTGTTTAATAGTAAAAAATGAAAATACTTAAAAATTATAATTTTATTTTTAATGGTAGGGAAATCCTTACCATCAAAATCCTTTAAGTCCTTTTCAAAAGTCTTTAACCAATAATACCACCCTCGCAAAGACCATCATATATGACCTTTATTTTCTCGTCATCTTCCACATCCAAAGTAGCATTCACAACAATATCAAGCGGTCTTGGTGGTAGGCAATCCTTTATCCCTCTGGGAAATACTTTGTTTGAAACGACAACATACCCATTTACAACACAATCAACCCAGATACCCTTCAAGTCCTCCCTATTACAATAAGAGGTAATGAATTGCTGGTTCTTCGCACTAATGCCCTTAACCACTTTAAATCTATCTTTCTCACCAGTGCTATAAACAAATAGGTCTCTTTTAATATCTCTGTCCTTGAACTCCAAAATAAGATTATCGGCAAACTCACAAATATCCATAATGTATATATATTCATTATAGATATTTTTAAATCCTTAAAAACACAAATCTGGTAAATCCTCCATATTTTTCATTAAATATACTGGAACATTAAAGATTTCTTGGGGAGGGTCATACTTACCGTCTCGCCATATCTTCAAAGTGGATTTCTCAAAGGTCTTGAATAACTGCTCATCATACTCCAAGTATTTTTGTCCGTCTAAATAAGTCCAGCAAAAGACTAATTTGGGACACTCAACTACCTTATGCGAAGGCATAAACCCAGTCGCATACTTGTTGCTATAGATGCGTCTGCTTTTGTTCTCCCATTTATGTCCTAAATCATTTACAAAGTCGCTGGTATCATATTTGTTGCTTGTTCTGCGAATATCCTTACCAAACTTGCGTTGTAGCAAGGGCAACAATTTGTCTTCGTTTTCCTTTCCCATCTGGAGGTCGGCGGTCTTTTTCGTATTCATACTGTATTATAATATGATAGAGGAAAAGGTCTTTAAGTATTAAAAAACACAAAATATAAATTAATTAATTGTTAATCTTAATAATTAAATTAAATATAAAATTGAAATAAAATATAAAGATTAAAATATATAATATAGTATAATACGATGACGGATATTAAGACATACATTAAATCAAAGAGAGAAGGATTAGCAGACAGTAGCATTACAACCTACTCATCTATTTTGAAATCCCTTTACAAGAAAGTATTTGGCGATGAGAAAATGGATTTTGAGAAGTTTAGGGAACACAAGACTATTTTGGATAGTTTGAAAGATATGCCTCCCAACAAAAGGAAAACCATACTGTCGGCACTTTTCATCATAACGGAAATACCGCAATATCGCTCCTTGATGATGGAGGACAGCAGTGCTTACGCAAAGGAGATTGCCCAGAATAAGAAGACGGATACCCAAGAGGAGAACTGGGTAGAACCAGCGGAGATAGATGCTGTTTTGGCGAAACTGGAAGCGGACGCAAAGGCAATATACAAGAAGGCAACCAAGACACCGCAAGACCTACAAGAAGTCCAGAACTATATCATAATGGCGTTGCTATCTGGTAAGTATATCCCTACCAGAAGAAGTAAGGACTTCGTAGATTTCAAAATCAAGAATGCGACGGAGGAAGACAACTACATAGAAGGTAAGAATAAACTGGTCTTCAATTCATACAAGACCGCAAAGACATATGGTAGGCAAACCCTTCCCCTACCAATTAAGTTGAAAAATATACTTAACAAGTGGATTGCTATTAATCCCACAGACCACCTTTTGTTTGATGTGAATATGAACCCCTTAACCAATGTGAAACTGAACCAGCGTCTCAATAAGATATTTGGCGATAAAAAGGTAAGCGTCAATAACCTTCGTCATACCAATATTACAGAGGCACTTGGAGAACATAAGGCATCCAAGAAGAAGGCGGAGAAACTGATGACGGATATGGGTAGCAGTATGAGTATGGTGGATACATATTACAAGGAATAAAAAAAAAGGGGAATATCCCCCTCTTGTTTATTTAATTAAGTTTAAAGTTATACAATTTATACAAATATATATTTTTATAGATTTTATTTATTCATCGTCCTCTACAATAAGGAGGGGTGCTTTTTTGTTCTTCTTTTTCTTTGGTGCTTTCTCGTAGGTAAAGCATACATCATTTTCGGCAACGGTCTCATAGACCTCATCCACCTCCGCAGTCTTTTTGGCGAAAGCATCCACAACTAACGCACTTATGAAGTCCTCTTTTTTATACGATTTACTTACCTTGATACCCCTACTCATACAGATTTCAAACAACTCTTTATTTGTCTTTTTGCTATTCACCTCCCTTATTTCCTTACTTACCTCTTCTGGGGTCTTAACCACTACTAACCCACCGCCAATCTTTTTGTTTGGATTTACGCATACTCCGCAAGTCATCATCTTCATATTACAATAATCGTCTCCTTCTTTTTCACCATTTTCATCAAGCACATCTACAATTCCCACATAACCACAGCACTTACAATCTGCCTCCTCCCACTGGTGGTAAGGTTCAAACACTGGTGCTACCTCTGGACGGCACTCGTCCCACACTCTTATATTTGCTCTGGAATGGTTTTCCTTACTTGGGTATATTGTCTTTTCCTCACCAGTCTCCTCATCAATCTTCACATAAGGAGGAGGCGTAATCACTCCCATTATTCTGTCGTTGTGGATATAGTTTCGTCCGTCCTCATAGTGTTCTTCTCCATTTCTTATTTTTATTACCGTCTCCATACGGTTTCCATTTATTACACCACTCTTATATCTGGCGACAAGTTGGACGGCGAATGCTTGTCTCCAAGTGTGGCGGTCATCCTTAACCGCATATTTCTCTGTTTTGATATTTCGTCTCGCTTGTTGTTGCTTGATACAAGACTTGGTAGTCCTTTGGTGTTCTCGCAAGAACTTACAGTGGTAGCGTCCATTACAAAACTCGCAAGTTCTATAATTTTTGTCGGTAAGTTTATCAACTGCCTTGGGAGGTGCTGGTGGTTCTTTTCTCGCTCTACGGACTATCTCAACATACACAACGGACTGCTGTATTTGAGTTTTTGCTTCATAGAGTTTCTTGGTAAGGTTTGCGAGGTCAAGGTATTCTCCTTCATTTATTTCCGCTCTTTCTTGTAATTTCTCAACCGCTCCAAAGAGGGTCTCCATTAACCCAGCAAACTCCTTGTTCTGGGTGTATTCAACGAGAGGGGCATACATTACGGTTGTAGTATCTTCGGCAGACATTTTTAGGTTGTATTAATGTTATAACTTTAAGGGTTAGGAAATCAATTCAATTTTTTTTTGAATTATAATTAAATTGAAATCACTACGAAATTGTAATTTGGTATTTTATGCTTACTTTTATTTTACAATAAAAGATTTCAATTTTACGAGTTTTTTGTATTTAATAATGAAAATAAATATGTAAATAAAATATTTCAATTTTTTTGTTTTATCATAAAAAATGAAAAAAAGGGGAATATCCCCCTTATTTATCAATTAATTAAATTATACAAAATCATACAAATATATATACAGCAAAACCTTACCTCTATGCTGGGGCAATGTATCCCAGTCTTCTCTGTTTTCTTCTTATCTCGTCGTAAAAGGGTTGCCTATCCCTTTCAAGATTGTGAGATAAAGTGTATTCGTTTTCGCTTATTTGTTTCAACACATACGGCACTTCCCTTGATTTCACTACCCTACGATACATATAATATAAATCTCTGTCTGCGATGGTCTTTGAACCATTTGCGAAATCATACACCTTGTCGTCCAACTCCACCCAACAATGATATATCGGCATACCTCTATTGTCGTCTATTTCTTTCCACTGCGGTTGTCTGCTTCGTAGTTCGCCTTGAACCCATTTTACACCAGTCCTATTTCGTAGTTTTGCGACCACCGCCAAACTTTCTCGCACACAATTACCCATCTGTTGGGTTTTCGTCATCTGGGATATTTTTTCCCTATCTTCACTTGCCGTCCAACCTTCTCCCACAACAGTTCCGTTGGGTTGCCTAACCCATTTTGTTCTATG